AGTTGGTTACCTGAGGTTTATCAGGGACAACCTAATCGTGTTCAACGATATGGTCAATATGACCAAATGGATTTAGATAGTGAAGTAAACACTGCGTTAGATACTATTGCAGAATTTTCTACACTAAAAAACGAACAATCTAAACTTCCATTTCATGTCGAATATAATGAAGACCAAACTGAAACTGAAAATGACGTTATTCAAAAGTCATTAAGACAGTGGTGTGCAGTAAATAAACTTTCTAAAAGAATGTTTCGTATTTTCAGAAATGCAGTAAAATACGGAGACCAAATGTTCATTCGTGATCCTGAAACATATAAACTTTTTTGGGTAGATCCAGCTAAAATCGAAAAAGTTATTGTGAACGAAGGTAAAGGAAAAAAGATTGAAGCATATTATATTAAAGATTTAGATATCAATCTGCAAAGTCTTAATATTACAGCCGATACAACTAAACTATTACAAACACAAACAGGGTTAACAGGTGCACCTAACATCAATGCTAATACAACACAAGGCTTTGGTGGCGGAGCGGCAGGCGGAACACGTTTTGTTTCAGACCAAACTTCAACTCCTGTAGATGCTAAACACGTTGTACACGTTTCATTGAATGAAGGTATCGATGGCTTCTGGCCTTTTGGTAACTCAATTCTTGAACCAGTGTTCAAAGTTTACAAACAAAAAGAATTATTAGAAGATGCTATTCTGATTTATCGTGTTCAAAGAGCACCAGAACGTAGAGTATTCTATATCGATGTTGGTAACATGCCAACACACAAAGCAAGAGCCCACTTAGAACGTATCAAAAGTGAAATTCATCAAAGACGTATTCCAAGTAAAACAGGTGGCGGTCAGAATATCACAGATAGTGCATACAATCCACTATCTATTATGGAAGATTACTTCTTTGCTCAGACGGCTGAAGGTCGTGGTTCTAAAGTTGAGACACTACCTGGTGGTGAAAACTTAGGACAGATTGATGATTTGAAATACTTCAATGATAAGATGATGCGTGGACTTAGAGTTCCACCAAGCTATCTAGGTAGCTTAGACAGTGACGGTAACGGCTACAATGATGGTCGTGTAGGTACTGCATTCATTCAAGAATTTAGATTTACTAAGTTCTGTGAACGTTTACAAGCATTAGTATGTGAAGACTTGGACAGAGAGTTTAAGATGTTCATGAAGCACAGAGGTGTGGTTATTGAAAGTTCTTTGTTTGACTTGAAATTTAATCCTCCACAAAACTTTGGTAAGTATCGTCAAGCAGAAGTAGACCAAGTTATGATGAATGTATTTACTGCAATCGAAGGCGCAGAGTATGTAAGTAAGCGTTTTGCAATGAAACGTTTCTTGGGATTATCTGATGAAGAAATCATGGAAAACGAAAAGTTATGGCATGAAGAAAAAGGCACTGGCGACCCACAAGACGCAGACGGACTTAAATCAGTAGGGGCAAGTGTTCCCGGCGGTGAGTTTGAAGGCGGCGATCCAGAGTTTGATGAAACGGATGCAGAGACAGATGAAGAAGGTTCACCAATAAGTGGCGCGGAAAATTCCGAAGAAACAGACGAAATCGATCCAAACGTATAAATAGATATAGTCAACGGAGTTTTTAAATGAAGTATAGTGATATCAATGAAAATTATTCACCTGATAGGGATGAACATAATAGCATAGAATTAGATGATACAAGAAAAAATCGTCTAACACTTACTCACCTTAATGACCTACGTAAGATGCGTGAATATAGAAAAGTACAGAATTCAGAAGCAAAAGAACGACTAAGCACTCAATATGGTGGTAGTTCTGATGCATCTGCTGAACCTGAACTATAATATTTAAGTGTCAATAAATGTCTGAAAAGACAGTTAAATGAGTACATAAGTGATTGACATACTTTGTTAAATAACTTATATCACAAAATGGCTTGAAAAAATAGCCGTTTTGTTGCATTTCCTTAATAAACCCTCAAAACCTCTATAAATACATTTGAAACAATAGAAGTGTTTCTACAACCTTGCCACATCAAGCGACTTTGCAAACGTGGCGATTATAGAAGATAAGGAGATATAATATTATGTCAGACAAAAGTACATTAGAGAACGTACTAGAACTTCTAATCAACGAGGAAAAAGACGCCGCAGAAAACATGTTGCATGACTTTATTGTAGCAGAGGCTCGTAGGATCCATGAAGAACTTCTTAACGATAGTGACGAAGTTGTAGAAGAAGACCTTGAGGATATAGACGAATCTGAGGCCGAGACTGACCAAGTTGAGGAAAACGAAGAACTAGAGGAAGTATCATTGGAAGATGGCGAAGCTATCGAAGATGACGCATCCGAAATAGAAAATGAAGAATTCTATGATGCAGACGAATCATCAGAAGATGAAGCAGAAGAAGACCTAGAAATGGGTGATGAAGAGGCTCCAGCTGAGGATATGGAAGCACGTGTAGATGACCTAGAGTCAAATCTAGCGGATCTTGAAGCGGAATTCGAAAAAATTATGTCAGGTGAAGGCGATGACATGGAAGATGAAGCAGACGAAGAAATGGATGTGGAAGATGACATGGAAGAAGCAACTGAAATTGAAGCTGTTGAAGAAGAAGCAGTAGATGAATCAGATGAACTAGAACTTGATTTAGAAGAATCAGAAGACGAAGCAGAAGCAGATGAAGACAAGTTGGACGAGTATGTTACTCCGGCAACAGCGTCAACAGGCGACAATGGTGACAACACAGCATCAACAGTCAATGCAAATGCAAAGCGTCCTGGTGACGATTCAAATGCAAAACCAGTAGGCCAAAACGATGGTAACACATCAGGCGGCAAAGGTGATGCACCAAAAGATATGTCAACAGGTAACGTAAACGTATCTGGAAACAGTAAAGCACCTGCAATGAGCCCGAAATCGGCTTCTGAAGGTGATAACGGCGCTAACACTAAATCAGTTAGTAGCTAAAACTTTGGAGATAACCAATGACCGTTCTTATTGAAAGACTATCCCACAAACAAGCGAATGTGAAATCACGTATCGTGGAAGGTGAGGACGGCGGAAAAAACATGTTCATGGAAGGCATTTTCGTTCAAGGTAACGTTAAGAATGCTAACCAAAGGGTATATCCTGTAGCTGAAATTACTAGGGCAGTTGAATCTGTACAATCTAAAATCAGCGAAGGTTTCCCAGTATTAGGTGAATGTGACCATCCGCCAGAATTAACTGTCAATGTAGACAGAGTATCACATATTATTGAGAATATGTGGATGGATGGGCCGAACGGATATGGTAAACTTAAAATTGTTCCTACACCCATGGGTAACATTATCAGAACATTAATCGAATCAGGTGCCACGCTAGGTGTCTCATCTCGTGGTTCTGGTGAAGTTGGCAATAATGGGAATGTTAGCAATTTTGAGATTGTCACAGTGGACATCGTAGCACAACCAAGTGCTCCGGATGCCTATCCGAAGGCAATCTACGAAGGTTTAATGAACATGCGTGGTGGTTTCCAAACTTGGCAACTAGCACAAAATGTACAAACAGACAAGGTCGCTCAAAAATACTTGTCAGAACAAATCGTTAAGTTCATTAATGAACTTAAACTATAACAGGAGAAGCAACAATGGCAAACGAAATCCTTGCTAATCTTTTAGAGTCCGGAGCACTTTCCGAAGAGGCAGGCGCTCAGATTAAAGAGGCTTTAGAAGCAAAATTGAATGAAGCAAGAGAGGAGATTACAGCCGAGTTGCGTGAGGAGTTCGCACAGAAGTTTGAACACGACAAATCAGTAATTGTTGAAGCAATGGACAACATGCTAAACACAACAATTAAAACTGAAATGGAAGAGTTTAAAACAGACCGTGAGGCTCTTATCGCAGAACGAGTAGCATATAAGAAAGCAATTTCTGAACATGCTAAACTCCTTGAAAAATTCATTGCATCTCGTTTGGCGACCGAAGTTAAAGAACTCAGAGCAGATAGGGCAAAAGTTAACGAAAATCTACAGGAAACTAAGAAATTCGTTGTTAAACAACTTAGCCGTGAACTAGCTGAGTTCCACAACGATAAACGTGAATTAGTTAACACTAAAGTACGTTTAGTAGCAGAAGGTAAAGAACTACTTAACAAGACTAAAGATAGCTTTATCAAACGTTCAGCGGAATTAGTAGAGAACACAATTAAAAATTCTCTACGTTCAGAAATGAAAACGTTAAAAGAAGATATTCAATCGGCTAAAGAAAACGAATTTGGTCGTAAGGTATTTGAAGCGTTCTCAGGCGAATTCATGACTTCACATTTAAATGAAGGCACAGAAGTTGCTAAAGTGAACAAGAAGCTAGACGAATCAGCTACTAAGGTTGAAGAACTTGAAAAAGTAATCGCTGATAAAGATGCAGACATTGAAGGCGCTAAGAAGGCACAACGTATTCTAGAAGACAAGATGAACCGTAAAGAGGTTATGTCAGGTCTACTAGCACCGTTAGGCAAAGAAAAAGCAACAGTAATGTCTGATTTATTAGAGTCAGTAAAAACTTCAAATCTAAAATCTGCTTTCAAGAAGTATCTACCGGCAGTATTAGATGAGAAAAACGTTTCAACGAAAGGAGAAACAAGAACAGAAACACGAGGCAACGTGACTGAACACACTGGTGACAGTGAGGGACTCTTCCACTTTCTCTCTAGATCGGAAGAGCACACGCTTGAA